AGGCTGTCTGAACATGTAAATGTAAACGGAGCAGACTTAGTGGACGGAGTATTGTCAATTGAATTGAAATACGTAGTTCCAGAAGCTTTGCGTCCTCGTAAAATCGAAATCGGTCATTACGAGGAATTAACAAATGACACAGACACTAAAGAGCTTCTTACAGAAGCTGATTAACAACTATCAGATGGCTAAAGCAATTAAAGAAACTGAAAACGAGTTGCGTAAGCTAACTGATAAAGAACTAAACGATATTGGCATTAGCAGAAGCGAAATCTATGCTATTGCCAGACAAGACGCTGATATGAAAAGATCTGAACTCATTGCACCATTTAATCCTAATTTGAAAGGGTTTGTGTGATGTTCTATGTTGAAAGCGTTACTATTGGTCGTCGTTCTTTTTTCTCCAGAATCTGGCAGAGGTTTAACACCGCCTGCGAGATTATTGGATATAGCAGAGCAGCAACACATCTCGCTTCTCTTGGATTCTATAAAGAATCTAAAAACTGTATGATGCAGATTGCTAAGCTAAAAGATAATAAATAAAATTAAGAGGGCTTCGGCCCTCTTATAGCACACATTACACGGAGGAACTATTATGTTCTCAACAGACTATCTAACAAACGTATGGATCGATGCGATCCAAAATGCAAAAACAACTTGGGTTAATACTTGGGTTAAAGATGAAGCAATGAGTGAACCTTTGCATGCATTTATTAAAACACAAACTGAATTCACTAAAGAAGCAGTAAAACAAACCACAACATTTGCAAATGCGGCTGGTGAAGCAATGGCTAAGGTAATTAAATAATGGCTAATAAAAACCCTTTTGAAATCCGTGCTGATATGTTGGCTATGGCTAAAGATTACATGGATCAACAATATCAGATTAATATGGATTTTGTTCGTAACTTATATGACCAAAACAAAGCTACTGTTGAAGAATTTCAAAAAGCTTGTGAACCATATTCTATCGAAGAAATGATGAAGAAAGCTCAAGAACTATATTCATTCGTATCTAAAAAAGAATGAAGTGGCTAATCTTTTTTACTATGGCTATAGCCGATCCGTTTGTTCTTACTAGCCCATTACTTCATTTCGAATCAAGAAATGAATGCGTTGATTATGTTAACGATCCTTCGAATGCGAGCACTCTTGCTATAGAAGTAATTGGACATGCTGGATTTAATGATACAATATTACAGGTCGGATGTATGTCTGAAGATAAAGTAAGAGAGATTCTTGATCTAACTATTGACACATAAGAAAAGAGGCGCTTCGGCGCCTTTTTTGTTTACATTTCCCTTAAAACGTGATAGAATAAACACATCTGTTGGAGGTTTATTATTTGTCATTTTATACGTCAGTAAATCGCTATGGGAATCAAATCCTATATTGCGGTTATAACGATAATGGTGTTCGGGTCGAAAAGAAAATAAAGTTTTCACCCACACTTTTTATTCCAAGTAAAAATAAAAATACCGAGTGGATGGCTCTCGATGGAACTCCTGTAGAACCTATGGGATTTGCATCCATGAAAGATGCTCGCAATTTTATTGATCAATACAAAGATATTGATCAATTTAAAGTTTATGGTAATACAAATTATATTCATCAATGCATTACCGATATGTTTCCGAATGAAATTAAGTTTCGTCCAAGTCAAGTTAACGTGGTTAATTTCGATATTGAGGTGGCATCCGACGATGGATTCCCAAAACCCGAAGAAGCTTTGCAACCTATTATTTCTATTGCTCTTAAATCAAGTCAATCCTCAATATATCATGTGTGGGGTTTAGGCGATTATGATTATGAAAAATGCTCTATCGATATGCGTGGCGATCTTATCCAATATCATAAATTCGATACTGAAGAAGCTCTATTGGCTAGCTTCCATAAGTTTTGGTGTGATAACCGGCCAGACATCATTACTGGCTGGAATAGTCGTTACTTTGATGTTCCTTATCTTATTAATCGCATCGCGCGCATTGGAACTTGGTCAGCAGTAAAACGTCTTTCTCCTTGGAATTTGGTTAATGGTGTTAACAATCGTGGTAATCCCACTGCTGATAGTAAAGATTTATATGAACCTACTAATGCTTCAGAATATAATATTATTGGTATTCAACAAGCCGATTATCTCGAACTCTTTAAAAAGTTTGGTTATTCCTACGGTGCTCAAGAATCTTACAAGCTAGATCATATTGCTTATGTTGTTCTAGGCGAAAAGAAATTGTCATATGAAGAACATGGTAATTTGTATACGCTTTATAAAGAAGATCATCAGAAATTTATCGACTATAATATTAAAGATGTTCAGCTTGTAAATCGTATCGAAGATAAGATGGGTTTGATTCAGCTGGCTCAGACTATGGCATATCGCGGAGGTGTGAATCTATCGGATACTTTTGGTACTACAGCTATATGGGATTCTATTATCTATCGCGAGCTTAATAAAAAGAAAATAGCTTTACCGCCTAATGATGAAAAATTCAAAACTCCATATCCAGGCGGTTACGTAAAAGAACCACAAGTTGGCCTACATGATTGGGTTGTGTCTTTTGACTTAAACTCTCTATATCCTAATCTTATTGTACAATACAATATGTCGCCTGAAACTCTTGTGGCGCAAACTGAAAGATCTGGCGTTGAGCATTATTTAAATTCTTCTGATAAAGTCACATCGCAATATTCTGTTGCCGCTAATGGTTCAACTTATCGTAAAGATTTTCAAGGCATTCTTCCTAAGATTATTGAGGCATACTATGCTGAGCGTACAGAAATTAAGCAAGAGATGCTTAAAATTGAACAAGAATATCAAAAGCAAAAATCAATTGAGTTAGAAAAGGAAATAAACCGACTAAATAATCGCCAGATGGCTATTAAGATTTTGCTTAACTCACTTTATGGCGCGCTAGGCAATAAATACTTCCGTTACTTTGATATGCGTATGGCCGAAGGTATTACTTTATCTGGCCAACTTTCTGTAATGTGGGCTGAAAAAGCCGTCAATAAGGAGATGAACAATGTCCTCAAAACCAAAGACGTCGATTACGTTATTGCAATTGATACTGATTCTTTATACATTAACATGGGTGGTCTCGTTGATCAATTCAAGCCTGGGGATCCAGTAAAGTTTTTAGATTCAATTTGCAAAGATCATTTTGAAAAAGTTCTAAGTAAAGCATATGCTGAACTCTTTGAAAAGATGAATGCTTATAAACCACGCATGGAAATGGGCAGAGAAGTGATTGCTGATCGTGGTATTTGGACTGCCAAGAAACGTTATATTCTAAACGTACATAATTCTGAAGGTGTTCAATACGCCGAACCTAAACTTAAAATTATGGGTATTGAAGCTATTAAATCTTCGACTCCTGAAATTGTACGAAATAAATTTAAACAAGCATTTAAGATTATCATAAGCGGTAATGAATCAAATACACAACAATTTATTACAGACTTTTATAACGAGTTTCGTTCTCTTCCACCTGAATCTATATCTTTTCCACGTGGCGCCCGTGAAGTGACTAAGTGGGCGACAAAAAAAGGTGAAAAAATCGCATATAAAAAGGGAACGCCTATTCACATCCGTGGCAGTTTGTTGTATAATAGACTTATCGATAAATATAATTTACATAAAAAATATGCTAAAATTCAAAATGGCGAAAAGATCAAATTCTGTTATTTAAAAACGCCAAACCCAATTAATGAAAATGTAATTGCGTTTCCAGATTATTTGCCACAAGAATTCGGTCTAGCTAAATACGTTGATTACGACCTGCAGTTTTCAAAAACATTCAGTGATCCGTTAAAACCAATTCTAGATCCGACTGGCTGGTTTATTAATTATGACAACTCAAACACGTTGGAGGATTTCTTCGTATGACAAGTTGGTTAAAGAGATTATTATACGATAAGTATGAAGTAACAATATGGTTCAATGAAGATGGTAATAAAACTAAAAGCTTCTTTGAATTATCTGAACTAAATAAAATCGATCAAACATCTTTGCGCGGTAGGGATATGGATGGTCGTAAGATTAATATTAAGACTACCGAAAAATTTGATTATCAAGTGAGGAAAATATACTAATGAGTGATTGGGCGAACGACATCTATATGATGCATAACAAATATGGCGTACGTGAATGGTTTGAACAAAATAAAGATGACAAAGAACTTATGCGAAAATATCTTATGTTTCGTATGCTAATGATTAATGAAGAATTACATGAAACTCTACAAGCAGTGAATACTGGAAATTCAGAAGAAATTGTTGATGGTTTAATTGACTTATGTGTTTTTGCTATTGGTACACTTGACGTATTCGGTGTAGATGCTAATAAAGCATGGGATGAAATCTATCGTGCTAATATGGATAAGAAAGCCGGCGTAAAACCAGGCCGACCAAATCCATTTGGTCTACCAGATTTGCTCAAACCAGGTGGATGGCAAGGCCCCAATCATGAGGATAACCATGGCGATCTCTCTTACGCTCTTTAAATCTTTATACGATAATAAAACTAATAAACGTATGGACTTTGAGAATTGGCAACAGTTCTCAAAGCTTCTCTTTACTTTATCTGAACAACCATTAAAGGATAAGAAAGATGCTCAACTTATTTCACCGGCTGTTTATCAAACTGGAACCACTCGCGCAAACAAAAATGTATTGGCTTGGGCAGGTTGGGCTGCTATTGATGTTGATGATCATGAATTTAAAGGAAACCTAAAAGATGAACTCTATGACCGTTTTGGTCATTGGACTTATGTTTGTTATAGCACTGCTAGCAGTACGGAT